GTTCTCCAGTTGATTTTTCTATTTAATTCATTCTCATAAAAAGATTTGACTTTGTTATTGGTTTCATGTTTTACTTTTATAAATTCTTTAAATTTTTGTATATGTACTGTAGTAGAAGAATATTTACTAAGTTCCGTCTCACGACCTTTCGTGCACCTTTGCTCATACCGAAAAAGAATTACGAAACTCAATCGAAGAAGGCGCACAAGACGTTCGATTCGTTCTTCCTCCTTCCGACGACGCCTTTCCATTGTCGTTTGTCGTTCAAATTGACGTTGAAGACAAAGACGACAACAAAGACGACGACGAAGACGACAACAAAGACGACGACGAAGACGACAACAAAGACGACGACGAAGACGACCTAAAAATTGATATCGAAGCGATGGAAGCGGAAGAAGTTGACTCTAAGGAAGAAATGGAAGTTGTTCCTTCGCGTGCTTCCACACATGCTCCTAGTTACGTTCCTGCTTCGATTACTCTGAATCAAATTTGTACTATGTATCAATCGGAAGAATGGCTTGACTATTATAGCCTTTTTCTTGCCGAACGACAGGCGACCCATCAAGCCCATCGCATCTGGAATATGGTACGCGAATACGCAAAAGTTACGGCCATTGAAGGAGAAATGGACATGGACATAAGTGTGTAAAAGGTACATGTATAAAAGGTACAAATTAATTTCATTTGAATTTATCAATTGTAAAAATTGATAAACTTTTTTATTATATGTACCTTTTTTACGTTCGTTTAAGTAAACCGATTGAATCTACTGAACGCAATCCTTTTCCCACACTTTCTCCACTCGCTCTTAAATTAGAAACAGTTTAATACAAAAGTCGCGTGCCTTTTGCAGTTTGCCCTTTCTAAACTCAGGTATAAAAAGGTACATATAAAGGTACATTAGAATCATTTTCAAACCATCAATTCAAGATGGACTATCTGGATAAATTTACAAAAAAATTTCCACACAAAACATCTTCTCAATTATTAGAAAGTAATGCCAATGAACGTAGTCCATCACTATTAACTCCTAATATAGTAGCAGAATGTAATTCATCAATTAAAAAAACTACAATAATGTCTGCTACACCAATAAACATTGAAAATTTAGATATAACTGAATATCTTATTACCAGTTCATACAACTAAATAAAATTTTTTTAATAATGAGTTCTTTCCCTAATGAACCAACTTTTTCTTTTTCAAATACTAAGTATGGTTCATTTATTTTTCCATAATAACAATGTGGATTATCATAACGGAATAATTGATAAGTGTCATCGTTTAATTCACCATCATCCCATATATCATGAACATCATAACTAACATGATTTTTTAATAATTTAACAAATTCATCAATACATTCATCGTATTCTTCATAATAATTATCTATTTGTGTTCCATAATCATATATTGGTTCGCGTTCTCCAATAATATTTTTATGGAAATAGCAAGGTATTTGTCTTATAATATATTTATTTTTATTATTATTATAACCTGCTAAGAAAAAGTTAGGTGGGTCATAATCTTCATATCTTCCAAATGATTCACACATTGTAATATTAAAATATGCAACAATAAATCGATTTCTTTCTTCTTCATAATTATATTGAAATTCTTTGATTGTATCATCAACAAATGTTCTATACATCTTAATATATATATTACTATATATTTTTAAAATAAAATTGTTTTATTTCTAATCTCTCCGTCTGGATGAGCCTGATAATTTTCAAAATTAGGTATATCTTTCCACAATGATTCATATAAGACTGACATTAGATTATTTTATAATAAATAATGTTTTTATTATAATAATTCATTTTTATAAAATGACAAGTCATCATAAGAGTGAAGATTATAAAATTTCTGCTGTTCAACACTATTTAGAATCTGATAAAACACAAGAAGAAACATGTTCCATCTTTAAATGTTCTTCTAGAAGTTTAATGCGCTGGGTAGATAGGTATCAATCTGAAAAAAGCGTGTCAAGGCATAATCGTAGTCCTGTCTCTTATAAAATCAAACAAGAACACATTACTGTTATATTGGATGAAATCAATAAAAATAAAACAACTACAATGGAGGACTTACTTGCTCTTCTTCACCATAAATTTCCTGAGTTGGATTTATCCAGAAGACACCTTGCTCGTATCGTTCATGATAATAATGTATCACTAAAAATAACACGGATACGTCATGAACCATCCAAGCGATATGGTAAAGAGATTAATATTAACCATCAACTCAAAGACTTTTACAAGGAAATCAAAAAATATAAATTAGAAGATATTATTTGTATAGATGAAACGAGTATCAATGCACTACAAAAAAGAAAACATTGTTATAGTGAAGTAGGAAAACGATGTGTCATTACTACCACATCACAGGATGTATTTAAGCGATATACGTCAATTATGGCGATAAATACAGAAGGTGTGTTAGGATGGGAATTATACGAAAAAGGTGGTATTGATACATATAGATTAGTTGAATTTTTAGAGAAGTTTATTACTACCAAATACAAAAACAAATTAATCATTTTAGATAATGCAAGTTCTCATAGGAATGAAAGAATAAGAGAATTAATTAATAAACATAATCAAGTATTGTATGCTGTTCCTTATCAGCACTTTACAAACGCTATAGAGAATTTCTTTAGTGTCTTCAAGTCACGATTACAGAAGAAGATAGGAATAACTTATCAAGAACTCAAGAGTAACATAAAAGATACAATAAAAGACATACCAAGTGATATATTGACACGTATATTTCAGGGGTCATATGAGAGGGATGAAAAATATAAAAGAAAATCATCAAGAAAAACAAAAAGGAAGTCAAAACAATATAAAGAATGAGATTTTTATATAATTATAAAAATCGGCGTTTTACACCTTTGGACATTTAAAACGCCTGTTTTTATAACAATATAAAAAATGAAATTACAAATTATAAAATACATAGTAAATTAAATATAAAAATAAATGGTTCATACATGGATAAGTCTATGTAATGATAAGATTAATTCACCTTGTCAAAATAAAAGAATTCTTCGTATATTCAGAAATAAATCTGTGCTTTTTTATGGTGATTATGACTTAGATATTTATCTAGGTACAAAACATGATTATACAAATCTTGAACAAGTTATTTCCAAAGTAATTAATATAAGTGGTGGATGGATTAAAAATATTACATTACATGATATAAAACCTAATGAATTAACCCATCTTGTTTCATATATGTCTTATTGTGGTATTATACCACATAAAGAATTAAAAAAAATGTTTCCTCGTCGTGAAAATTATAACGTTACTAAAGGAATTACATTACGAAAAGATGGTAATTTTATCATGTATGCGTGTGAAACTGAAAAATTTTATTATGTTATATGCTTTGCTACAAGTTGATATAAAGTTACAGTAGGTGTAAAAGAAAATGTAATAAATGTATAATAATGTAACATTACATCGGCGTTTTAAATGTCCAAAGGTGTAAATGGATAAACTCCTCTTCAATCACTTCTACTCTTTCGTATTTTTTAACCACCAATTGTGCAATTCGATCACCAACTTGGTATTCAAAAGGAGTATTTCCCAAGTTAAATAATAACACCGCAACATTTCCGCGATAATCTTCATCGATCACACCTGCTCCAACATGAATTCCGTGTTTTACAGATAAACCGCTACGCGATAAGATATGACCAAAAGTACCATCTGGTAATTCAATCGATATGTCAAGTGGAATAAGAACTCTTTCAAGTGGTTGCAATGTCCCTGAAATAGTCGAATAGAGATCAAGACCTGCTGAAAATGAAGATCCTCGAGTCGGTAAAGTTGCTTTCTGTGATAATTTCACGACTTTCATTTTTTATAAGAGTGATTCGTTTTTAAATTATCTATATAAATAACTAATAAGAAAAAATAGTGCTATAAAGAATAAAATGAAAGGTCTAATAATAATAAGAAAAAAATCTCCTATTAAATAACTAGGATAAGTAGGTGTGATATGTACATAGTATGAACCTTTGTCAAGATCGTCTGTATTTCCTTCTAAAGGACCATACTTTTTCCCATTGTAAGTATATGTATACGTAAAAGTATGTTTAGAATCATCGATTGAGATAATATCTGCTTTGATAGTCACGTTATCATCTTGATAAAGAGACATATAAATAAATAACATTGTCAGACATATTCCCAAGAATAGACAAATAGAAGATAATAGCTTCATTTTTATTATTATAATAAATAATAAATGAGTATTGTTAAATCATTTGCGACTGTTTTAAAATCAGATAGTACGGTACGTTTTAAATCTTCTAAATATAAAACGATTAAGAAAAAATATACAGAAAAAGTTCCTTTAGAACTCAATCCTATCACTCAATGGAATAATTTATTACAATCTGTAAAAAATCAAGGAAAGTGTGGTTGCTGTTTTGCAATGGCTATGGCTGGAGCACTAGGAGATCGTTTGACTATCATGACACTTGCACAATTTTCAGTCGAGTTGTCTCCCTATCAAATGATTATCTGCAATAATGCAATTATCCCAGAAAAAGAACAATTAAGCGAAGATTATTTAAAACAAATTAATTCACAAGCACATACATCAGGGGCTTGTAATGGAAGTGATTTATATACTGCAATGGATTTTTTATACTGTATCGGTTTAACAACAGAGAGATGTGTAAATATAGGAGAGTTTGAAAAGTATAATATTAAAAAACTGGAAGATGTAAATTCATCTGATGATATCCCTATGTGTCAAAACATTATTGGTAAAGAATATGATACTTGTATGGATAACCAAACCGCTTCACGTTTTTATCGAATTTTTGCTGGATATAGTGTTGATTCAGACATCGAATCGATTAAACAAGAAATATATAAATGGGGGCCTGTTGTATCCGGATTCGAAGTCTATGACGACTTTTTGGATTACGATGGATTATCTATCTATACAGGTCCAAAAGAAACATCTCAGTTAGAAGGAGGACATGCAGTCAAAATCATGGGATGGGGGACAGATATCGTTAATAAAGAAAAAATAGATTACTGGTGGATTTGTAATAGCTGGGGAACAAATTGGGGACTATCTGGTTATTTTAAAATGAAAATGGGCATCGAAAAATGCCAACTTGAAAAAAATGTGGTGGCGTTTATACCAGACTTAGTCGGATTTGATAAAAAATATCTTTTATATGAAATCAAATTAGATCCAAGAGATGTAATTTTGCGTTCTTGGTTTGACATTGATCAACAGACTGGATTCAGACGTATCGCAATTGAAAAAATTAAAAAAGGGTTGTTGAAAGGAAATATCGATCAACCTATTTGTAAATACATCCCTGATTTTGAAAACATGTGGGTAGGAAAAATGAGTCCTGAAGATGTCATAAATATCTATATCAAACTTGCACAATATCGCCGAAAAGAAGATTCGACATCACTTTGGACTATTTTTTGGATTGTCTTGTTTGCCTTTTTATTAGGGAAAGGAGTTCGATGGTTTATAAAAAGAATTAAAAAGAATTAAGATAAGAATTATATTGTCTTATAACTCCATTCTTATCACCCTCTTTTAATAGTTTTAATATTTCAGCAATACATGATAGAAATTTAACAGATTTCTTTTTAGACTTATCATTGATTAATTCGTCCATCATCACTTCTACGCCTGGTTGTTTCCAGAATTTTTCAAGTATATGTTTATAAACAATATATTTATTCTTTTGATCATCACCTAAAAGATAGTTCAATTCAGACTTATTATCTTCCATTTTGCCAATTGCATCACTTTCAAATAAAATGTTTTGATTATATTCAATTACTTGTTGTAAATTTCTAAATAACATATCAGAAAAAAATTGGAATGCAACAGCACTATCTGTTATTTTTTTTCCATCAACATCAAGCGTAATATCTTCGTGAGTTTGTTTTTCAAAATTTTCATGCTCTCCATTTTCTCCTGTTCTATACCCCCATACTTTATATAAACAACTGTATTTTATCACATCATTTCTATCTAATTTTTTTAAAGGTTTAGATACATATGAAGGTAAAATCTTAATATTTGATGACATTTATAATTGAGATTTTAAAATTGATCTTTTTTTTCTTTTTATATCATGTATACAAAAATGGGAATTAAAAATCTCCACAAACTATTACAAAAATATGCTCCTAATTGCTACCAAACTATCCATCTATCCCATTTCTCTTATAAAAAAGTAGCCATCGATATATCCTTATATCTATATAAATACAAAGCAGTTTCAGGAGATAACTGGTTAGAATCTTTTATTTATCTCGTATCCTGTTTACGTAAATGGGATATTCATTGTATCTTTATATACGATAATAAAGCACCTATCGAAAAACTAGAAGAACAAAAACGTCGTCAAGAATCTCGTGTAAAACAAAGTGATCGTATCAAAGAACTTGAAAATGAAATTAATGTTTATAAACAAGGAGGAAAACCATCTGAAAAAATGATAGAAATATGTAAAAAAGAAGGACTGTTATCTTTATTGCAAAATAAAAGACAAATTATAGATTTAAAAGTGGTTGAACGTAAACTCGAAACCATGAAAAGTATGTTAATCTCAATTACTGAAAAAGATCTAGAAATATCTAGGTATTTATTTGATATCTTACGAATACCATACACGAAAGCAATCTCAGAGGCAGAAGCTTTTTCTTCTTATCTTTCTATCCATGGAAAAGTTGATGCTGTGTTATCAGAAGATACTGATGTATTGGCATACGGATCTCCTCTCTTTTTAACAAAAATCGATACATTTCAAGATACGGTAGTTTGTATTCGGTACGAAAAGGTACTAGAAGAACTGGAGTTATCTAAAGAATCATTTGTAGATCTATGTATCATGTTAGGTTGTGATTACAACTCGAATATACCTAAAGTAGGATTAGAAAAATCGTATGCATTAATTAAAAAATATAAAAATATTGACGATATCAAAGAAGTTGATAACAAAGAAGTTGATAAGGATATTTTAAAACATGAAAGGTGTAGAGAGTTGTTTGCTATTCCTGATCAAATAGAGTTTGATGTTCCTTACTGTGGCATACCAGATTTTAGTAAAGTCAACGAGTTCTTTTTTGTAAATAATTTACGCTTTAATATGAATGTCTTGAAAAAAAATTTAGACCAATCAGAACTCAGTTTTGTAGATTAAAAAATTAATTTATCATTTAAATATTTAAATGATAAAAAGAAGGTGGAATAAATGGAATATTTAATCAATAAAGATGGATTATTTTGTGATGAATCTGGGAATATTTTAAATGGGAAATATATACTAACAACAAAGACTGGGTATGTATATGAAGGTTATTTTGTAAACGGGAAAATGCATGGAGAAATAATCGTTTCGTATAATTCTGTTTTTGAAATATTATATTTTGATCATGGACAAATAAAAATTAATTTTTGAATTATAAAATAAAATAATTTTTACAACCAAAAAGCAACTTAAAAATAAAAAAAAATTAATTACTACTTAAAAACATCTCTAATTAATAAAAACAATGTCTACCGAATCTAAAACCAAAAAAGCTGTTGAGAAGAAAGTTGAGAAGAAAGTAGACAAGAAAGTAGACAAGAAGGACGAGAAGAAGGACGAGAAGAAGGATGAAAAGAAAGATGAGAAGAAAGTTGAAAAGAAGGAAAAAGCAGAAAAGAAGCCTAAAGAAAAATCAACCAAATCAGTTACTGATTCGGAAGTCGTTAGTCAATTGGCACCATCTGAAAACGAAGATGAAAGTAAACAAAGACGTGTTGTAAACAATGAAGAGCTAGAGAAATCGTTTGATGAATTACACGTTTCAGTTGAAAACGAGTTAAAAGCATTACGAGAAAACAAGAATCATTCTGTTGGCGTTAGATTTTTACGATCTGTTTGTCGACAAGTGAAACTATTAAAAGCAGATAGTTTTAAACTATTATCTAGAAAGGTAAAGAAGACGTCTACTCGTAATGGAAATAGTGGTTTTATGAAGAATGTTACTATTACCCCCGAGATGACCAAATTTTGCGGATTTAAACCGGATCAATTGGTATCTCGTGTTGATGTTACCAAGGCAATTTGCAACTACGTCAAGGAAAAGAACTTACAAAATCCAGCTGATCGTCGTCAGTTCACTCCTGATACCCAATTGGCAACTTTACTAGGTGTCAATGAAATCATTACTTATTACACTCTCCAAAAACACATCCAAAAACATTTTCCTAAAGTTTAAAGTTAATTAATATTTTTTAATAAAAATATTAATTTTAATAAATATGAATAATCGACAAATAATTATCAACACTTTTTTAATGTCTGATGAAACTAATTATATTGATCTTTTTTTTAAGATCGTCCAAAAACTTGTTGTTAATACTGATCAAGAGCTTACTTTAGGGATCGATTTGGATCAAGATCAATTCGAGTTTATTAAAAAAGTTTATCCCAAAATCATGTTTACTTCAGACTGTGAAAATACAGTCTGTTTAACACAGTCTGAAGATCAAAAATTGCTACGATTTAATAAATCGTACTTTAATTTTGGATTGAAAAATAAACAAAATGGAGTCATTATTGAACGTTTGGATACACGTAATCTTGTACAACCTCCTTTTTTATTTCTTACAAATCATTCACAATATTCTATCTGTTTTACAACCGATCTAAATTATATCTATTTATTCTTAGAGTTAGTAGTAAAAGAGTTTGATAAGAAGAGTAAGAGTAAGAGTAAGAGTAAGAGTAAGAGTAATATAGAAAAAAAAGAATTGATCGTATTTGTCCCAGATGTGACTAATATACGTGACTCTAACTTACTTGAAATAGGAAAAAAGTTTGATACGATCGAAGTCTACCATAAAAATTATATCAAAAGTATTAAAAATAGTGAAAAGGACTATCCTTTCGTATTACGGATTAAATCATTTGATGAAAAAGAAACAAATGATCGTTGGCCTTCTTTTGTGAAATTCAGTTCTGATTATATATTCATCGATTCCGAGTATCTAGAAAAAGTGGTATTAGATACACTCGTAAATTTTGATAAGTATGTATGTATTCACTCTTCTGACCATTTTTTTGATGACTTGAAAGAATATACAAATTATAAATCATTTCATTCTATCAAATGTTATAAATACAAAAAACCTCTACCTGATGCACTCGAAAACGATGATTTCAAGAATAGATTATCCATTATAATTAAAACGGCTGTTTTATTAAAAGAGAATCAAGATATATTTGATATCATGAACTCCAATATTTTGTTTTTACATAAACAACATAAATTAAATGATCTAAATAATACTTAAAATGGAAACTAATATAAAAATGTGTGGCATCTTTTTATACTATACAAAAGATGGAATCATCAGAAAAGAGTTGATGAAACAATTAATGTTCAATTATTCCAAGATAGAACATCGGGGACCAGATAAACATACCTTATCATTATTCGGAAACTGTTTGGCTGGGTTTCATCGTTTATCTATTAATGATTTAACAAGTAAAGGAGATCAACCGTTTGAATTAAATAACGATTTTCTAATGTGTAATGGCGAAATTTATAATTACCATGAGCTACAACAACGAGAAAATTTTCTTTTAAAAAGTAAAAGCGACTGTGAAATTTTATTACATCTTTTTCAGCGTTATGGAGTCAAAGAATCGATTCAAATGTTAGACGGGGTATTTGCGATCGTTTATGTAACTTCTACACAAATTTATATGATTCGTGATCGTGTTGGTGTCAAACCTTTATTCTATACCAAAAATGATGATATGTTAACGATTGCAAGCGAGCCTATATCATTAGAAGGAAAAGATAAAATCGAAGAAGTTCTTCCCTCTTCGATTTTATCTTTTTCAAAAGATTTATCTAAAATGTATAACAATATTTATTACGAATTTCCATCTATTCCTCTTTATACTGACGAACAACATGCTATTTCTATGGTAAACAAACTACTCACACAATCTGTTAAAAAACGTTTATATAGCGATCGGTCAATTGGATGTTTATTAAGTGGCGGACTTGATTCTTCTATCATCGCTTCTATTTTATCCAAAGAATTAGGTAATAAATTGAAAACGTTTTCAGTTGGATTCCCGGATTCAACGGATATCATTTATGCTCGTAAAGTCGCTCAGTATCTTAATACCGATCACCATGAATATTTGATTCACTATGAAACTGCTTTACAGTATATTCCTACAGTCATCCAAAAATTAGGAAGTTATGATACGACGACCATTCGAGCAAGTACTCCAATGTATATGTTATGCGAATGGATCAGCCAAAACTTTAAAGAAAAGGTTATTTTTTCAGGTGAGGGAAGTGATGAAATGTTTTGTGGATATCTATATTCACATAATGCACCAAATAGCGATGAATTGTTTCAAGATAGCTTACGATTGGTCAAACAGTTATATAAATACGATGTCTTAAGGTCAGATCGATGCACTGCTGGAAATAGTCTAGAATTCAGAGAGCCGTTTTTAGACAAAGAGTTAATGGAGTTTGTCTTACAAACATCAGGAGACTTGAGAAAACCGAAAGAGTTTGAAAAAGATTTATTGCGAAAAGCGTTTGAAGGTTATTTGCCTCAGGATGTCTTATGGAGACGTAAAGCAGCGTTTTCTGATGCTGTAAGTAGTTCAGAAAAGCCTTGGTATAGATGGATACAAGAATATGTTGAAACTAATCCGATTGTGATAAACGATTTCAATTCTTCAAAAGAAAGTAATTATTACAAAACAATTTTTAGGTTTTTGTATAAATCGTATTCCCCCGAAATCCCTTTATGGTTACCTAAATGGTGTGATACAGGCGACGAACCATCTGCGACTGTATTAAACGTCTATGATAAAAAGGAACACTAATTTAAAAAAAAAAAAAGATTAACAAATGGGATCGTGTTGTACAAAAACAGATGTCTTATTAAGCGAGGAAGAAGTGTATAAAGAAAGGGAAATAGAAGAACCTTTCCTTTGTTGTCAATTAACAGGAGAATTATGTCATATCATCTCTTTTTTACAATAATAATTTAAGAAGAATTATTATTATAAATGTTTAGTTGTCTTTGTTTTAAAGAAGAATCGACCGAATTATTAGAAATATCAAAATCTTTTGATATCACTGAATACGAGAAAGATATAAAAATGGAATTAGAAGAGGTAAATAGTGATACAAACAGTAAAGTAAACAGCGAGGTAAACAGTAAAGTAAACAGTGAGGTAAACAGTAAAGTAAACAGCGAGGTAAACAGTAAAGTAAACAGCGAGGTAAACAGTGAGGTAAACAATGAGGTAAACAGTGAGGTAAACAGTGAGGTAAACAATGAGGTAAACAGTGAGGTAAACAGTGAGGTAAACAGTAAAGTAAACAGCGAGGTAAACAGTGAGGTAAACAATGAGGTAAACAGTGAGGTAAACAGTGAGGTAAACAATAAAGAAGTAAATGTAGAGTTAGACGAAGATAGTGATATGATTATTATTGAATGTGATATGAAACAAATATTGATATCTTCTATTATATATAATGAAGATTATCTGAAGTCTATTTAATTGTTATATTTTACTCTATTAAACCATTGTGTCACTCCTTTTTTATCAGAAGGTAAAAATTTAATTTGCTCGATCTTCTCTTCAATCAGCTTATCATTTTCATTTACATAAATGACTTTTGTAATACCTGCACTTCGAATACGATGAATACAGTTTTCACATGGTGTTGAATTCACTAATTTACCACTTGAATCAATTCTGATTACAATTAGTTTTATATTTTTTCTTACTTTTTTATTTTTAAGGTATAATAACGCTCCATGTTCTGCGTGTTTACTATGAAATAGTTCTCCGTGTATAAATGTACGATCTGAGTTACAAGACACAGAGTTCGGAACGATATGTTTACCAATCATAATACCGGCAGATAGTTTATACTTCATATCTGTTTTTTTACAGCTTTTGAACAATTGGGTTAACGTAATTCCATTCATCATTATATTTCAGTTGTCGATTTAAAATATATTTATTATAATAAAATGGATAGTTACAGTAATTATTGGGCATTTCAAAACATTCTACAAGCAGAAAAAGATGAAAAAAAAGATACATTTAAAATAAGACCCGATACTATAGCAGGCTTCTTACATCAACCTAACTTTGAATATTTCGATTGGATTGTAAAAAAAGCAGACATGGAATTAAAAATGGCTCACGAACAGTTTGATTCTACCTTATTTGTTGTTGATAATAATTATTTAATTAAACAATTTAATAACAAAGAAAGACTGGAACACTTTTTAAAAAATCTAGATAAAAATAATGCTGTCAATCTTTTGAATGCTCATATTTTAAATCGACAAATTTATAAAAAAACATTATTATCTCAAAGATTGACAAAGGTATATACAAAGAATAATAAAACCGAGTTAATGTTTTTAAATAATAACGGGCATATGACTATCAATAACAAATCTAATTTATTGAAAGAAGATATCCAATTATCAAACGGTCTTATTCACATTGTCGACCAACTATTTTTTCCTATTTTTTAAGAATCAATGTTTTTATAGATATCAATTTCTACTTTTTATTTTTTTTTTGAGAAAGAAATCCCTTTAATATTCTTTATTTCACCTTCAGTGTATTCAATATCTGAATTACTTAAAGACTTTAATACAGTACATAGATTGATTAAATTATATAGTTTTTTAATCTGAAGATTTGTCAACTCGTATTTTTTTTTCATACTAATTAGATAGTTCTGAAAAATGATATCTTTAATACTCTTTTTTTTTATTTCGTTCCAATTACAAGTCTGAATCTTTTTAATTGATTCTTCTACTTCTTCAAACTCTTTTAATAAAATTCCTCTCTCATTCTTACTCATTATATTTAATTTTTCTTTTAATAAAACATAAATATCTTTGTAGATAACTAATGGTTCTTTCTCAATGAATTTATAAACAAACTCTTTTCCTTTTATATTGCAACATATAAACCCTTTGCTTATATAAGTTCCATTTGGACAGATAGCATAAGATAGATTCTCAAAAGTATCTTTCCAAAAACTGTCTTGAGTATATTGAATCGTTTTTAAAAAAATAGGGTATAAAATATCACGTTTTATCAACATATTTTAATATATATAAACAATCTTTTAATTTATAAATTAAAAGATTATATTTAATAAAAAAATGGAAAATTCGCCTGTACTAGAATTAAAAACAAAAATTGATATTGAAAATAACATGAAACTGATTGATATTAACGGTAAGAAAATAAATTTTCAATCCGAGTGTGTATTAAAACCAACTAATCCTAATGATAAGTTTTATATATCTATTATAAACCAAAATGAATTAGATACTGGAAATTTTAAATTAGAACCGTTTGAAGGGAATGTTTTTAAAAGACGTGTTATTTATGAAAGCGAAGATAATCAACATCTTAACCATTATATTGCTGTTAAAAAAATGGAAAATTCAGAAAAGCCTATTCAATGTGATGTCACAATCCGTTTGACTGAATTAAAATCTATCGTAAAAAATAAAGTAGACCAAAAAATGAAACAAGTAGAACGAGACGTAGAACGAGATGTAGAACGAGACGTAGAACGAGATGTAGAACGAGACGTAGAACGAGATGTAGAACAAGGTTTAGAACAAGAATTAACTTTATCTGAAAAAAAAGAATTAAATAAAAAAATGTATGAACTTAGTTTATCTAATGAATACAATGATTCTTCTTTTTATAAAAATGTTAGTATATTCTGCCTTGTCATTTTTGTCATCTTTATTATACTAAGAAGATAAATAAGAAGATAAATAAGAAGATAAATAAGATAATTAACGATGTCCACCACCGTGTCCACCACCGTGACCTCCACCGTGTCCACCACCGTGACCTCCACCGTGTCCACCACCGTGACCTCCACCGTGACCTCCACCGTGACCACCACCGTGACCTCCACCGTGACCACCATACCCACTTCTATATCCACCATATCCACCGTATCCCCAGTTATAGTATCCTGGTCCTGTATAAATATCATTGTAACTACAGTTTGGGTAGACACAATCTTGGCAATCTGGTCCTGTACAATCTAACCCTAAAACAGGATAATGATAATTAGAGTTATAAGGATAAACAACATTATGAGGAGGATTAGGTTGAGCAGATGTATAGTTATCTACTGGCTTTTTTTTGGAATTCATATAAATAAATATAGCTAATAATAGTATTACTGTTACTATAAAAATTATCATTTTATATGATAATTTTTAATTAAAAAAAATTATTTAAATTTAACATATTCTTTTGTCATTCCGATGAAAGCATCTACCCATTTCCAAATCATATTTTTATCATCTTGATCTAACTTTGAAGTCCAAATATTTTTAAAAACATCTGATTTATTAATTTTAGAGAATAAAACATTGTTTAGAAAAAACTTGTCATTTCTTAAGTGAACTTGTTCCATAATCATTGGATCATTTAAGGCAATTTCAAAATATCCGATGATCTGGGTAGATGGGATCTGATCTTTTACTAGAATTCGAATGAGTATAAAATCCTTTTCGTTCGGGAACATTTCAATCAACTCGTCGAAAAAGGATACCAATGATTTTTGAAACTTTTCTAATATTTTGATTTGCTCCATTTTATCTATATAATCTTTTTAAGTTAACTTTTACACAATCTTTTACACAATCTTTGTGACACAATTGTATTTAAGCAAATCATATTTAATCTCTGATATCTTTACTTTGATCTCTGTATCCATATCAATTGTATTTTCATCATTTTTAAATGTTTCTTGGATAAATAGATAGTTATTTTCGATTAAATCTTCAATAGGTATAAAAATATGGATATGTTCATAAATATCTCCAAACACACCTTTATCTTCGACAATTAAATTCGGAATAAAGGATATAATCATATCTTTCAACGGTTTAAAAATAAAAGCATTAAAAGTAATCATAAATGTGATATGAATAGAGTCTTTATTGATAATATTATCAATTTCTAAGATATCTTCAATCGATAGAATGAACCCATATTCATCAACACATCTATTTTCATAAGTAGTTTTTAATTCTGTAAGGATGGTATCTCTTAATTTTGAGTTTAAATGTTTTGGAAGAAGTATTATATTTTTTTTTATTTTGGTTAAACTTGTCATTTTTTTTACATCTTCTTTTTATTAAAAAAAATCACTTTTATAATTTTTTTTTCTTTTTATAAATGAGCGATTTTGTTTTAGCTGTAATTGGTTCAATTGGTATTCTCGCATTAACTATGAGCATGAACAAGGAAAAAAATATCCGTGAAGATTTTAATGCCGGTTTTCCTTTCCGTAATAGTAAATTGGAAAAAGTTGTAAAAGATCAATACGGAAATATTCATTCTTTAAAAATGGATCAATACCCAAATGTTAATTGTGGAAAGAAAGAAACTAAAAAACCTAAATCAACAGAGAACTATCACTCTAGTCATGTTGGCAAAGGACTTGGCTCAAGTCAAATCACAGACTCTCCTTATTTTACACCTACTCCTAATTATAATCAAAATGTAAATAAACCTTCACCTAGTCTTAATTTACCAGCTTATATTAGATACAATCCTCCGTCATTGGATAAAATGGGTATCACGGAAGATTATCAATGCAAGAGCGCGCCTATTCGTGAAAACTATGAATCTTGTACAAAACCCAATGTTTCTTATATGAGCGGTATGCAAGATTACGGAGGTCCCAATTATACCGCATCTCCTCTTCCCGATATTCCTAAAAATCCTTTCGTAAATGTTCCTATGGATGGTATCTCTCCAGCTGGAGAAATTGATAGTTTTAATGGATCTCCTGTGATGGTTTTTGATAGACCTATGACAACCTCTTTAAAACCTGGGCGTTTTGCACAAAGAGGTGTCTGCGATTTTATCCGAGGAGATTTACCGGTTGCTCCTAATCCATGTCAAGGATGGTTTTCTACTCCCGCTGATCCTACTGCTTTAAGAAAAGGGGCTTTACAAGCAATTGCGGGTGAAAACGAATCTTCTACTGTTCTCAATAAATTCATGAAAATCTATGGAGACAATTCTGGAGTTGGTTCAGGTGTCAATTTAGCAGATCCTGTTGATATGCAATACACTGCATACGAAATGACTGAGAAAAATAAAGGGATGTGTAATAATACTCTTAGTGTATCTAGTTTTTAAATAAATTTAATTTAAATTTATTTATTTTTTAGTCTTCTTGTTCTTTTTGGGGAAAGGGTAATCATCAGAATCCGAATCTGATTTTGATTTTTGGTTTGAGTATACTTTTGAAGAATCAGACTCAGAATCGGAATCAGATTCATCGGATTGACTTGATTCTGATTTTTTCGATATTTTTTGTAATATCTTATAGAATTCAAGTTTTTTACTTTTTGTTTTATATTTAGATTCATCTTCACTTTCACTTTCAATATCACTCAATTTATTTTTATAAACTTTTTTCTTTTTACAAGGAGATAAAATGCTATTATGTTTTTTACTCATTAGTGAAGTTAATGATTTTTTATAATCTGATTCACTCATCTCTTTAGACCTATTCTTAGTCATATTCTTAGTCATATTCTTAGTCATATTCTTAGACCAACTATTATCTGAATCTGAGTTATGATTCTTAGAAAAACTCTTACTCTTTTTCAAGTCTTCTTCAGAATCATTATATGAGTTATGATTCTTAGAAAAACTCTTACTCTTTTTCAAGTCTTGTTCAGACTCATTATACGAGTCCTTATACGAGTTATGATTCTTAGAAAAACTCTTATTCTTTTTCAAGTACTTGTCATCCTTATCGGATTCTTCTGATTCCTTATCGGATTCTTCTGATTCCTTATCGGATTCTTCTTCAGATTCTTCAGATTCTTCAGATTCTTCAGAGTCCTTATCAGAGTTGTCATCAGAGTCCTTATCAGAGTTGTCATCTGAGTCCTTGTCAGATTCCTTACCAGATTCTTCTGAATGACTCTTAGATACACTTTTATATCTTTCTTGTAACTTTTTTTCTTTTTCTAGTAACTCTTTTTCTTTTTCTAACAACTCTTTTTCTTTTTTACTCAATTCACTCTCTCTAATTGAAATCTGTTCTAATTTACTGTTTAAAATTTCGCTCTTGTTTGCACTCTTGTTTGCACTCTTATTTGCGCTCTTGTTTGTACTCTTTTTTGTAGTATTTTTTACAGTTTTGTTTTTAGCTACAGCTACCTTTTCTTTTTCTTCTAGCTTTTCTTCTGTCTTATCGTCTACCTTATCGTCTACCTTATCGTCTACCTTATCGTCTACCTTATCGTCTACCTTATCGTCTACCTTATCGTCTACCTTATCGTCTACCTTATCATCTGTCTCATCTTGTTTATTGTTTTCTAACTTGATATCTAGTTCTAAATTTTTACAACTTTCTAAAAACTCTGTTAAATTGTCTAGTGGTAAAGTCCAACCTCCTTTATAGACATTTTTTCTTGTTCCTAGTTTTTTCATAACATTATGGTAAGTATTAAAATCGCCAATGATAACGACGACTTTCTTTTCGACTCTATAAGTTAGTTCATTGGGATCCATTTTAATTGTATTTTAAATTTTAAATAGATAAATAAAATTGAATTTTTTTCTTGATTAGAATAAAATTGAATTTTTTTCTTGATTAGAAAAAAATTCAAAATGTCTGTTACATTGCATTTAAAAAATTTCAGATGCTGGGAAAATCGTACCTTTCAATTTAATGAGAAAGGAATCCTTCTATTATCTGGTATTTCGGGAAAAGGAAAAAGTACAATTTTTAACGCGATTTTATATGTCATTACAGGTAACTTGAAAAACATCTCATCATTTGGAAAAGATAAGTTAAAAATTGAAGTTATATTAGAGATAGACGATTTGGTAATTACAAGATGTAAAAATCCAACACAATTTACAGTTAAAAAAAATAATATAATCTATGAATTGGATGAGGCACAATCTCTGATCCACCAACATTTTGGTTCTGAGTTTAAACATATCAGTTATATAGACCAAGATAATCAACACTCTTTTGTTTATTTATCGCCAGAAGGAAAAATGAGTTTCTTAAGAAATCTATTGTTAAGCGAAGATTCAATTGAAAAACTGAAAGATAAAATAAAAACAAGACTCGATCATGCTAAAAAAGAGATTATCAGTGAAGACTCTAAAATAACTGTATCTCAAACCTTCTTATCTCAGATGACTTTTATACCAGATCATATTTATAAAATAAATAAACGTCAATTAACATTATCTAATTACGATGAACTTTATCAACATCAATCAACTAATCTGGAAAAGTGTAAGAAGAATAAACTTATTTTAGTAAATAAATTATCTAAACTAGAGATAGACTCTAAAAAGTATAACGAACAAGCCAAAAAGATGTCTCAACTTACAGAACTAGAAACCGAATTGAAAAAATATGACAAAGAATCTCTTCAGATCAAATTGAATGATCTTTCTGATCAAAAGAAGAGATACGATGAGACTAAAAACTATTTTGAAAAAAAGAAAAGGTATGATGAAGATACGATCAATATTTCCGATCTGAAAATCACTTTTTCAAAAATAGATACCTCTTTTTCCCATAAAATAAAATATCTTGAAAAAATAATGCCAATTGAAAATCGTATCAATGAATTAGAAGATAAAGTCGACTTGGCAATAGAAGAAGATTTATTATCACAAGAGAATCTCTTAAAAGAAGACATAAAAAATATCACGATTCAATTAGAACAACAAAACGTTTACGAATGTCCAACATGTAAAGAAAAATTGAAACTGGATCAAGGTGTCTTGATTCCATTTCAATGTGAATATATATCTAAACAACCGGTTTCTTTATCCGATTTAAATAAAATACAAAAACAACTTGAAAATGTCCAAAAAAAGAAGATACTGTTTGATAGAAATACAGAAGAATATAATAAATACTTTGATTCGTTTGAGAAATTAGTCGAAGAGATAGGAATCGAGTCTGATTTTAAAATGCATTTAGATACTTATAAAAAAGAAGAACAATCTTACAAGACATTATCTATAAAAATAGAAGAGATAGAAAAAAGAATGAAATCATTCTCTTTTTTATCAGATAAAGAAGAGAAACAAGTTGACATATATAAAATTATTGAAGAAATAGCGATCATAAAAGATTCATTGAAAAGAGTAAATGAATTAAAAAATAGAATAGAAGAGATACAAATAGAAAACGTTGAAAATCCATCTGTTATGATCGATGAAACAAAAGAAAAAATTGAAGAATATAATCATAAAATCGAATTATATAAAGAAGGTATTTCAGGTATAGAAAAATGGAAACGGGTAGAAGATACTAACATAAAATACCAAGAACTAAAAGATTCAATTGAAAAAGGGAAACATATAAAAGATTACTATAAAGACGAATTGCTCTGTTGTGAAAAGTTATTAAATTATGTCAAAGAAGCAGAAACAAGATCTATTTTTGATTTCATAGACCATTTAAACACCCACGCAGGTATGTACATCGAAGAATTCTTTCCAGATGAAGATATCAGTGTCCAACTAGTTACTAATAAAGAATTAAAAAAAGGGAAAGATAAAATAGGCTTATTTTTTGAAGTTAATTATAAAACGATGAAAGGTGATATCGACTTTTTGTCAGGAGGACAACGAGATCGTGTCAATTTAGCCTTTACGTTAGCTTTCAGTGAACTGGTAGATAACCGTATTTTATTATTAGACGAGTGTATCAGTTCATTAGACAGTGAAACATCAGATATTGTGATCGACACATTAAAAAATAAATATAAAGGAAAGATGGTGTTATGTGTCGCTCATCAAGTAAATACCGGTGTTTTTGATCAAGTGATTATTATTTAAGACAAGTTGTTTTTTATATAAAAAAACAACTTACGACAACTTACGACAACTTAGAATTATATTCTTTCATCAAATCTCCCCTTTCAAATGGATGAGTATCGTTTAATAACTCGATTAATTTTTCATCTAATTTTGATTTTAACGAGTTTTCGGTATCATAGTTCCACGTATATAATATAGTATCTCGGTTAAATCTAAAATAACTAGGAATATTTGCTTCAATACATTTATAAATCTCAAGATTGGTTTGTAAACGAATTTTTGAATTATTTTTATCCTTTATTTTGTTGATAGCAACAAGTCTTTCGTGACAGAAATTTTCTATATTCTTCCCTAATAATAACAAAGTACACAATAATTTCTCCCAATTTATCTTTGGATTACAAAACTTTGCAACACGATCAATTGCTTTCAATACATCACTTTTAAAATTGGCAACCGCTTCATTTCTAGAATCAGATGTATACAAATTTCGATGTTTATTTACACTACTTACAATCTCTTTCAAAATAAAAAGATTATAAAAATCATCTGATATCGAATTTTCTATTTTTTTATACTCATTAATGACTAACGATAATAACTCTTTTGTACTCTCTTTCGTTTTTCTATACTTTATTGGTAAAATGATAAGTGTTTGTAATAAATCAATAATATAATCCGATTGTCGCTTAAAAAAATCAGACTTTGAGAATGTTTTCTCAAAACATTCTGTAAACTCATTATTGATATTGATCTCTCCATTATCCCATCCACAATCTAGATCGATGTCTGAATGTTTGTATAGATTTTTAACAATATTTCTAAAAATCTGAGACTTCTCATCCTTTTTATAATGCTTCAATTCGTAACTAACTGATGATAACAATATTTTACAATCTGCAAATCTATCTTCTTTATACTGCATAAACCCTGAATCTGTATGACCTAACGAACAATTCATTTGTTTTTGGTCAGCCTCTTTGCTATAAGAAAATCCAAAATCAATAATGACAGGATACATACCATAAGTAGGTACTAAGTGGTACTCTCCATCAATGATATACAAAAACACGCTATTTTTTTCACAAGGTTTTATAAGTATATTATCAGAATGCAAATCATAATGTGTAAAGTTTACTTTTTTAAAAGCAATTTCAATTGCCAATAAGGTCTGTTTTATAATTGATAATAATTTTGTGGTAGAAACAGGACTTTCTTTATTTTTAATATATTTATAAAACTTTTTACAATTTTCTAAGTTTTCCATAATCATAACATCCGTCTTCACAGATTTATATTCTTCTGACAACTCAAATGGATCACTTGTCTTCGTATAATTTGCTGTCACTGGTAAATGAATCTTTTTAAATACTTTTACAAAATGGGGACAGTAATCACGTATAGTATTCAAATCTTTTAATACGTTATATTCTTGGCTTATCACATAGTCTAAATACTGACTAATTTTATAAACATATCTATTATTAGTATTTTTTTCAAGTAAGTATCCTACCAATCCTTGTTTTCCTTTTTTATTGAGATGTCCATCATATGCTAAATAAGAAGGTAATTCTTCTAATTCATCTAGAGTTTCGTTGAATAATTCAATTGAATCTTCAATCAATGGATTGTATAACAACAAATCATTCATTTACTATTTAAGAATCTTATTAAATAGTATTTTCTAAATAATAAATGAAAAAGATCCCTGATGAAATAGATAACCCAGTCGATAACGTATTAGTTCATATCGGTGACATGATGTGTCCCTTCTTTAAAAAAACAGGTCATACACCTAACATGTTAACAACATACTCATTGATTACAGGTCTACTTTCGTGTTATTTTTTATATAAAAAACAACTTGTCTTATTCTCTGTCTTCTATTCTATCTCTTATTTCTTCGATTGTATTGACGGTCATTTTGCCAGAAGATATAAGATGACATCTAATTTAGGAGATATGTATGATCATACCAAAGACGCTCTCGTATTCTTTATATTATTATTTATCGTTTATAAAATCGGTCGAATCACTCTACCCGTTATCCTTGTTTTTATATTATTTTCTATATTAATGATACTCCATTTTTCATGTCAAGAAAAAAATTGTGATGATGAGTTTAAAGATAAACACAATTCATTTATCTTTGCCAGTAAATCATTGTGTGGAAATAAAGATAATATCAAATGGACACGCTTTTTCGGAGTCGGAACATTCAATATCATTTTTATTATCCTGATATGTTATGTCTGTAAATAAATTATTTATTTAGAATAGCAAGCTCATTTTTGAAATCACTATTACCATTCGGATTGTCAATATTAGCTATCTGTACAAAACAATCAATCGCTTTCAACGTCTTATCATTCAATACCGATTTTCTATTAGAGTCATCTTCTTGATCTTCTTGTTCTTTTATATCCGATAAAATGTTTTCGTAGACAATCTGGCTTGCTTGTTTGATTGGCTCAAATACCTTTTTAGTAAACGTCCGTGCCTCATAATCCTCTTTCATATTGCCTATATCATCGACATATTTAAACTTTTTACGACTCACATCAGAACAAGTCAGTAATACTTTATTATCTTTCGTTTTTATAATATGATCTGTACACAACTGAGCAATCCCTCTTTGACCTGCAAAAAATACCTGTTCTGTTAAATGAGTCTGACATTTTCGTTTGACTTCTTCTTCTTTAATATCTTCCAAAAAATACTTATCAGAATAAATATGATTCACATTCGTAGTCACATTTGTAGTATTTGGTTTATCGATCGCTTGCGAAGCCAACTTTTCAAATGCTGTTAATAACTTTTCGTTTTGTAATCTCAACTCAGTAATAGTTCTGTTTTCTTTTTCATTTTCTTTTTCATTTTCATTGATAATTTTTTTATAATATTCTTTCAATTCAACTATTTTTATTTCATTTTCTTTTTTTAGATCTTCTATTATCTGTTCGTATTTATGTCTCATATAATCTTTACATGTCTGATGATGAAAATCAAGGTGTGTTTTAGCAGTCAATACAATTTTACATCCTACACATTGAAAATTGCTTATCAATTCAATACCTCTTTTCTTTAGACACGACTTGTTTTTGATTAAATGAGATTTCAAGTTATATTTTGTTTTAAATTCAGACTTACAGTAAGTACAAGTTTCCATTTTTATTTAATACTATTTTTTTAAATTGGTTAATAGTTTTTTAAAAAATTTAAAAATATTTTTTTAAAAAATTTAAATAATTATCAACTTACTTAAAAAAATATTAACTAATTCAAAAATGTAAAGTTATTAATTTAGTCTTTTATCGTTTAAAATAAATAAAAAATTATATAAATCTAAAATAATTATCAACACACACAGAATTTGTGTGTGTTGATGTAAAAATAAGAACTCAATTGAATTGAATTGACGATTGAATTGACGATTGAATTATAACTTTTATAGTTTTAAAAATATTTCAAAAGTTATAAATATATAATAAATATATAATTCAATTGAAAA